CTCAGAAGATCTTCCGATTTCCTGATGTCAATGATGCGCTAAGTCGCGGTGAAGAAACAGATATTCTGTTCTCTGTGCTGCGCACCTACCCCAATGGTATTCCAAATGATAGTCCGGCCGAGCTCTTCGGCTCGAACCTGTCATTTCGGATGAAACCGGTCCCCAAGGCACTGCGCTCACGAGCAGCCGCAGTGTGCCAGGCAATATTCGCCAGTTACACCCTAGTGTATCCGAAGTTCGGCAATCTCCACCTTACACGATTCTCTCGTGTACAGGCGGCTATTCCGATCGTTCGTTTGACACGTTGGGTCTTAAGACAGTATTCACTCGATCGTGAGTCGACTGTCTCAGCGTACCTTAAGTCGCTGAACAACTGGATTCGATACCTGGCCTGCCCTGAGGATTTTCGCATATCTGAAGCCCCCCCACGGTTGCCTCGTGGTCCGTTTTCGGTCCACGGGAAGCCTAACCTTGGTCTGATGTTTTGCGGAGAAATATCTTCCTCTGCAAACTCCACCAAAGCTCTGCTTCGCTTTTCCCGAATGGGAAGAGCGCTTCCGCCAGGAGGCGAAGCTGTTGAAGTTCAAACTGTTGAGAAACACAAGGCCATCGTCTGTGCAACGAACATATCTCCTCCACCAACTAAGTTGGTATCGGCATATGCCCAGTTCGCCCTTCAGATGCGCCCCAGTAGATTTACTCTACCCAGTCCGAACGTCAGCTTTCCTTCCTCTTCAGGGATGGATGGGTTAACTTTTACCCATTTCTCCCGACGAGAGGGAGGATCAGAATATGCAGTACTTAGTGCCCTAGGATGCTCTTCGCGCGGCTCAGGCGCATACCTTGCTCAACAACTTAATAAAGACCTTCCTTCGCTCAATGTGACTACGCTTCGTGAGTATAGATCTGTACTCAACCGATTAATCGAACCTGAGGTTCGACGGCGTCTGGATAATCCAGAGTCACGAGTCGCAAGAATGGTCGCCATCCCAGATCGGGGCGGTTTTAAGTGTCGTGGTATAACCATATCGGACAGCGTTATACAGCAACATGCGACTCCTCTTCGTCGCATATTGTATAAACGCGTATTGTCCAACATGGAATGTCGAGCCGTCCTTCGAGGCGACTATAGCCATAGTGCGGTCATCTCTCACACCTTCACGTCCTATGACGTCGAACGGGGTGCAGATACCTTCCGCACTGCTACAAGTCGTGAGACTCCATACGTAATCATGTCTGCCGACCTAACGGCCGCAACAGATTACTTTCCTTTCGAATTC